TACAATATTATGGCAAATCCGCAAAAGAATTTCGGTCAGGAAAATGTAAAAGCAGGAGATAACGCAAAATTTTTATCTCACGCTATGACTATTGCAAAATGGCCTCCGATTGATATTGATTCTGACGATGAGGTAATAGAGCGACTCGATGCTTATTTCAATCTCTGTATTCAGAATGATATAAAGCCTACTGTTACCGGCATGGCTAATGCTTTAAAAATCTCTCGTTTCACTCTTTACGATTGGAAAAACGGAGATAGCAGAGGTAAGAGAGATAACCGTACTGAAATTATAGGTTATTACTATGGCTTGTTGGAGGAGCTTTACGAGGACTATATGATGAACGGTAAGGTTAATCCGGTATCAGGTATCTTTATGGGTAAGAATCATTTTGGGTATCAGGATAAACAAGAGGTTGTACTTAAAGCAAAGCAGCAGTTTGAGGATGTGGTAAATCCTGACGAGGTACGCAAAAAGTATTTGGAGAGTGCCGGAGTCGGTTTACCTGAGCATAGCGAGAGTGAGGATGACAGTTCCGAAAATTAAAAATTTGACCGTGGAAAACTGAAAATTTGACCGAGAGTTTTACAAAATCAAAAATTTGACAGACGAATTTTCAAAAATTTGACCGAGAGGTTAAAATTCTGACCTCCCACTTGGAATAAAAAAAGATTGAGAAAATCGAAAATTTGACCGGCGATTTTCCAAAATTTGACCGTGTGAGCGGCTCCGAGCGGCTCCGGCGGAGGTGGTGAGCTGCTCCGCCCTGCCGAGTTCCGGAGGGCATCACGGCGGCCGCCCTGCCTGCATCGGCTCGGCGGCTTTCTTTCTGCCCTCGCCCCTGTACGCCCTCAGAGCCTTTATAATAGGCGTTTTAATCGATAGCAATATAAGGATATTATAAAGCGTTAAAACGCTATATAAAGCCTTTTAACGCTATATTTAAAGATATAAATTATAATATAAGCCACTCGGCGTGTTCAGGCTCTCGCCGGTAGGCTTTCAGAGGCTCAGAACGGCAGCAGGAGAGCAAAAAAGAAAGGCGTTAATTATAACGCCTTTAAAATTACTATGAATGGGAAAAACAATAAAATCAATATAGCTATTGCTTACACCTCCTAAAGTTCAATAGTTGCGAAGCTTTTTAGCTCAATCGCTAAAAGCTCCGGCGAGTATGCGTAACTCTCAAGCCATCTATTGAAATGCTGCTCTAAATAGCTTTGTAGGTTTTCGAGTGCCTCAGGCGAGTCGGCTAATAGTTTAATTGCTTCTATCAGAATAGCGGCCGCTTGCTCGTTTTCGTCTGCATTGTGTTTCATCGGTGTGTAATAGTTTGCTTTTATCGTTTACGCCTCCTCTAACTCATCAAACAGGGCAGCGAGCTCCTCGCTCTCCTCGATGCTGTCGATATACTGCCGATTTTCTTTTATTGCTTCGATTGTGTAGTTGTCGAGGTGGTCGCTATAATCTTTGTAATCGGTTGAAACAAGATTACCATAACCATTATAACGGAAATAATCGGCGTTTGGGTTAAATTCTCTGTGGTGCTGTTCTCCCCATTGATCTATTATATACTCGCCCTCAGACCAGCCATAATAAACACGCTGTAACAGTTCGAGCGGATCGGAGCCGCTGAAAAACTCGTTAATATATTCCATCTCATAATAACAATCATCTCCGAGATAGCCGTTATAACTGTCTAATTCCTCAATACAGGCGTTAAACTCGTCTGTGTTCTCCTTGAAATAGTCGATAATATCGGCGGTGATCTCGTCCGCTGTTCTCTGCGGCCCCCATCCCTCCGGTACGGTTAATAATGTCTGTGAGGGTTTCAGCGGTGCGGATGTTTCACGGCAGCCGACAACCTCGACCGAGCGGCCGCCCTCGTCAGCGTGGGCGATGTAATAACCTGCTGCCTGCTCTGCGTTCTCTGCTGCTACTCTTACGGCTGAATAAATGCCGCTGTTGCTGTTTTTGTTGGTGTAAGTGATTTCGTATTGTGTCATAGTCTTTTATCCTCCTTGACTACTTGCCGGAGGTCTGATATAATAGGCTCATCCGCTCCGGCGGTGTTTTGATTCGGTAGCTGTTAGCTTTGGATGGGCGGCAGCTACTTTTTTATTAACTGAGTTTTTAAAGTAACTAATAAATTATTGTTTTGATCGGCTTCTATGAAATCAATAACATAATCTTTAAACACATCATAAAAGATTGAATATTGTGTTATATTGCATTTATGTTGACCGTCAACAATAATAATATTGTTGGGTGTCTTTTCCATTAGTTCCTTGATTGTCATTTGTTCCACCTCCTTTTTTATTTCCTTTACGATAACTATTATACACTATTTCCCGTAAATGTCAATAGGTAATTCAAGATTTATCGTAAATTTTTTATTTTTTAATATGGTAGGTTGTCGAGCGGCACCGGCTGCGGAGCTTCTGAGCGGCTCAGGACGTGGGGGGGGATATATGGCCGCCGGAGCGGTCGGGGTGAGTCTTCCGACCACAAACAAAAATAAAAAGGAAAATTTACGATAACCTATTGACAAGTTACAGTAATTATGCTATTATGTTATCGTAATCAAGTTTGGAGGATATGTTATGAAAAATGTAGTTGCTTATGTAAGAGTATCTACTGACGAACAAGTAGATAAATATGGAATTGATGCTCAAAAGCAGCAGATAATGGAATTTTGTCAAGATAATGATATGCAAATATCCGAATGGCTTATCGAGGAGGGTAAATCCGGAGCAAAAGAGGACAGACCTGAATTAGATAAAATCGTGTATGGTAAAGATATTTCAAACCCACCTATCGAGGCTGTTGTTGTTGCAAAAACAGATAGGATAGCAAGAGATGTGAATATTTATTTTTACTATAAACACGAACTTTTGAGGAAAAACATCAGTTTGGTTAGTGCTTCTGAGAATTTTAGCGGTTATGAAAGTGCGTTTGCATCCGTGTTAGAAACCTTTGTCTTAGCAATGGCTCAAATGGAGCGTGAGAACATTCATAAAAGAACCGCTGGTGGCAGAAAGATTAAAGCTGACAAAGGCGGTTATAGTGGAGGTAGGGCTCCATTTGGTTATAAAGTTGATAGGCTCGCTCACAAATTGGTTGTAGTTCCTGAGGAGGCGGATATAGTAAAAACGATATTCCGAATGAAAGACGAGGAGCATAAAACCTATAAGGTAATATGCGAGTATCTTAATTCTATCGGTAAAACAAACAGGAGCGGAACTAATTTCTCGATTAGTACAGTGCAGACCATCTATGAAAACAAGAAAACTTATCAGGGATATTACAAATATGGCAAAAATGCCGAATGGGTAAAAGGAGATCAGGAGGCTATAATCAATGAGTAGCGTAACAACAAAGCATTCTGATATTTTTGAATATTGGAAAGATAAATTTATCACAAAAGACGGTAGAGTTGTCCATCTCGGAGATGTAGGTTATGATTCGTCAAATTGTATAGATGTTGTTTCTGATTGGGACTATCCTTGCTGCTGGGGTTGCGGAAAACCGATATTTTCATCAAACAGTAAAATGTTAAGTTTAAGAAACAAACACATCAAAGAGGACAAGGAGGATTTCGTGTCTTTATGGAATGATGACAAAGTGAAATCGAAACTGCAAAGGTGTCATATCATACCTAATGCTTTGGGCGGTGAAGATAAGTCGAATAATTTATTTCTGCTATGTCCCGAATGTCATTTGTTATCCCCTGATACGGCTAACCCTAAATATTTTCTGAGATGGGTGTATCGTCAAAATCAAAAATATTATAACGGAAAATTTAACCCTCGTTATATCCTTAATCAAGTAAGCAGTGATTTAGCAGAACAAGGAATAGATATGGAAAAAGCGGTATCGTTGATAAATACGATTGATCCTAATATGTTAGACTATCCTCACCTCAAAGAGTTTGCAAGAGAAAGATTAGGTAGTCATTGTTCAACCGTAGTAGACGAGAGTTTTATAGCATTAACTGAGGATTTTATTTTACAATCGGCTACACGAGCAGTTTTGGAGGTGTGATTATGAAATGTAATCATTGCGGAGCAGATATTCCCGACGGCTCAAAATTCTGTAATGTATGCGGAGAGCCTATTGACGATCCTATCGAGGTCGAAAAGAGAGAGTCAGACAGAGCGAAATGGAGTTTCATATGGGAACAAAGTAAAATTATTTGGTTATGTTTTATTCTTGTGGGATTTTGTATAGGAGCGGTTACGGTGTTAATATTTGCGGCACAAGATAAACCGATTGTAAAGGGTACAGTAATATGGATTGGTGTACTCGGAGGTTTAGTATATGTGATAATTTCTTATATCAGCTTATTATTTAGGTCGAAACGGCGGAAAATTATAGATGCACAGTTTTACAGAGATAAAACAAGCATCTGCCCTGTCTGTGGCAGTCATTCGGTCAAGGTTTACCGAAAAGGCTATAACTGGCAGGAGGCGTTTTGGGGTAACTTATTCAGAATTAGAGGTAGTAGGTATACCGCAGGCTTTGACTCTAACGATGCTATGTGTTTCTGCGAACATTGCGGTCATAAATGGAACACTCATTACGATGTTAGAGTAATTAAATAAGAGAAACGGTCAAAAGGGACTATGAGTATCACACTCGTAGTCCTTATTTTTATATGGAGGTATTGATTTAATGGTTAAAAAGGCAAATGTTTTAGGTACAGATTATAAAATCGAGGTGCGTAAAATCTCAGAGGATACCGATTTAAAAGAAAACGGTTGGAGCGGTTATTGTATCTTGTAGGCGAGCCGATTGTGTATATCAATCGTACCGAGAAAGACGAGTATTCTGATGGTGTAACCGCTCTCAATGAGTATATGTATATCGAGAGCAAAAACAACAAAAACAAAAAGCTCGTAGATTGGATGCACATTGCAGGTACAGCTAACCGTCTTGCCCTCCCTCGTATCAATCATACCGAGGACGAGGCTCCGTTTGAATTTTACACGCTTTCTCCGATGAACTCGTTTGTGATATACAGCAGCGGTCTTAGTAAAAAGCGTATGGCAGGCGTTAAGATTGTATTCGATGACGAAATGAATCCTGTATACAGCGTGTGGACTGATAAATGGTATTTCGAGGTTAAAGAGGGCGAGGGCGTTAATGAGGTAAGAGAGATGGTTATTACTATCGCTG